TAACAGCGCCTAGTGTTTTGACACAAACAATTAGACTTCTACAGTTTGCTAGTTCCTACGCGACTTTGAGCACTAACGAATCTACGGGAGAAATTAAAGCCATTCTTGATTCCCCTTCTTGCAAAGTTGAAGCGTTGATGGATGATATTGACAATGGAGATTTTGGAGATGACTCTGTTGCTGTCTCTGCTGTATCAAAGCAACTTATCAATCTGCTGAGCGCAGAGATGACAAAGAAGAAAATTCCTCACGGTCTTATCACTGGAGACCAAGATGAGGATGAGCGTCAGAAGGCTATTGACGATTTCCAATCTGGTGCAATAAAGTGGATTTTGTTTACAGCACAAGCAGGTGGTGTAGGTATTACCTTGACTGCTGCTCGTCGCTTGATTATGCTTCAGAGGCCGTGGTCTCTTGTAGACCATAAGCAAGTGCTAGATAGAGTTCATAGAATCGGGAGCGAGATACACGACTCAATTGTGATTACTGACTATGTAACTGAAGGAACAATTGAAGAACGTGTGATTCAAGTTCTTGAAACTAAAGCCGACAACTTTGAGCAGATTGTTCGGGACAAAGACCAGTTGCTCAAACTTCTACAAGATGACAAGGCGGGTAAGTTATGAGTGAAATTATTAGACTTTCAAACTCAGAGTTACAAACATTCAAAGATTGTCGCAGACGTTGGTGGCTAAATTACTATCGTCGCTTACAGCCAAAGCAAAAAGATATGACTGGTGCGCTAGCACTTGGAACTCGTATCCACGCAGCCTTAGATGCTCACTACGCACAAGGTACGCCTCTCCTACAGGCTCACTCAGAACTAGTTGAGAAAGATAAGCAACTTCTTCTTGCCGACTTTAGAGATGTCAATGATTTAGAGACAGAAGCCGAACTTGGACGCATCATGCTTGAAGGCTATGAGCAGTGGGTTGAAGAAAACGGAATTGATGCTGAACTTGAAATGATTTCAACTGAAGAAAAGATTGTTGCTCCATTGTTCAATGGTGCTGTAGAACTTCAGGGAAAACTTGATATGCGTGTTCGCCGTAAGGCAGATGGAGTTCGCTTGTTCCGCGACTTCAAAACTGTTGGTGGTTCACTATCAGAGTTCTCAAGCATGGCTCATATGAATGAGCAAGTTATGACTTATATGCTTCTTGAGTCTTCAAAGTTTGATGAGAAAGAACGCTCAGAGGGTGGAATCTTTACTCTTATAAAGAAAGTTCGTCGTACTGCGGCAGCAAAGCCACCTTTCTACGACCACGTTGAGATTAGGCACAATATTTTCACTATGCGTTCTTTCTGGCAACGCATTCACGGAACTATTGCTGACCTAATGAGAATCAGAACAGCACTAGACGCTGGAGAAAATCCTGCGTTCCATGTATATCCACGAGCCAGTAGAGATTGTAAGTGGAAATGCCAATTTTTCGCTATATGCCCAATGTTTGATGACGGAAGCGCCGTTGAACAAGCACTTAGCGATTCGTATGAGGAAAAAGATCCTTATGCGTATTACGACACAGACAAAACAGGAAGCGAGTGACAATGGGCGAAATTCAACGCTCTTTAACGGTTATGGTTTACGGCGAAAGCAAAGTTGGTAAATCAACATTTGCTGTAACTGCACCATATCCTCGCCTAATGCTTGACGTTGAGGGCGGGCACCGATTCCTGCCTATTGTTGTCAAGTACTGGGACCCACTGCGAGAAGAACCACCAATTGCAGATGGAAGTTGGGACACCGTTGTAGTTCAAGTTCGGGACTACGACACAGTTATCAAAACCTATCAATGGCTACAACTTGGAAAGCACCACTTCAAGAGTTTGATTATCGACTCAATCTCTGAACTCCAAGTTAAGTGTATGGACAGCATTGCTGGTACTGAGCAGATGAAGATGCAACAGTGGGGCGAACTACTTCGTCACATGGGTGGTCTTCTACGCGACCTCCGCGATTTAACTATGCACCCAACCAATCCTCTAGAGGCAGTAGTGCTCACTGCAATGTCAAAGACTTCGCAGGATGGACGTCATCGTCCTTACCTACAAGGTCAGTTGCAGATTCAAGCACCATACTTCTACGACATTCTTGGGGCTATAACTTTGGAGCAACACCAAAGCATTGACCCTATGCAAGCACCACAAAAGGTGCGACGTATGTATGTTGAACGTACAAACGAATACGAAGCGGGTGAGCGTGTCCAAGGACGCCTCGGCGCAATCGTTGAACAGGAAAATTTGTCAGTTGACCGAATGTTAGACATGATTTTCGGACCACGACAAACAGCAACAACAACAACTAAGAAAGAGGTAACAGAGTGAGTACTCTCAATTGGAGCGATCTCATCAAGGAAGCCGGCGAGACTGGAACCTACGATGCTCTGCCAGACGGTGACTACGATTTAGTAGTCCTTGAAGCAACAGCAAAGGTTTCACAGAGCGGCAAAACCATGTTCGCAATCAAGGCACAAGTTGAGGGCGGTGCTCACAATAAGCGTCTTGTTTGGGACAATCTCGTTGTATCTCCAGACAGTCAAGCAGCATTAGGTATCTTCTTCAAGAAGATGCACGCTCTTGGTTTGCCAAAGGAATACTTCATGCAACAGCCACAGCCATCAAACGCTCAGATTGAGCAGATTATTGTTGGTCGTCGCTTCCGTGCTCAAGTAGGAACACGTACTTGGCAAGGACAAAAGAAGAACGAAATCAAGAACTACTATCCAGCAGTTGCACCGACAACAGCAGCACCTGTAAGTGCCGCTGCTCCAGCACCTGCTCCCGCTCCTGCACCAGCGCCAGCACCTGCTCCAGCGCCAATTGCAGCAGCACCGCAAGCGCCGTTCTAAATAAATAAATGTGGTTATTAGGTGCTGTTCTTTCGGGGAAGTAAGTCCAGCACCTAATAATCCTTAAATAAAGGAAGGTTCAATGAAAGTATTTCTTACTGGATGTACAGCATCACACGCATCTACATACTCCAATGAAAAAACACCTTCCTTTGCTGGAATTATAAATATGGCCCTTACGGAGTTAGGCTGTGAAGTTGTTTGGGATAGCCCATCAGTAACGTTTGATAAAGAATATTTGTCTCAGTTTGACTCAGTAATAGTTGGCGTTTCTTCACCAACAAATGTAACCTCACACAGAATCTATGGCGCATTGTCCGTCATCAAACACGCATCAGAGTTAGGCAACCTTTCTCTTTTTGTAGACACCCCTGACCCACATAAAATTTACGCTGGACTTAGAGAGATATACCTTAACCCACAATCTTTAGTAAAACCTTTTTATTCAAAAAAGCGTGAATACAATCAGGCTTTAGAGCAAGAAAATTATGCCAATATCTTTTCTGGACTTACTAAGTTATTCACAGAGGCTTGGCCAAAAACTATTATTCCTGCTTACCCTTGGTCTAAGCCAGAGGTTATTTCTAAATACATACCAACCATAGACAACAATAAGTTGTTTCTAGTTTCTCCAGATTCTGTGCTTTTAGAAATTCAACGCTACAGAACTAAATTAGTTGATGGTGATTACTGGTGCTCAGACAGCCAAAAAAGTAAGTGGGCGCTGAGGACATTTGAGAATATTACTAAGCCTGTAGTAAATTACAGACAAAGTAAGTGGGAAGCAAACGAAGACATCTTAGAACGCTTAGATAACTCCATTGGAGCCCTTATCTCAGTCTACAAAGATGGAAACCCTTGGTGGCTTCCTAGCCTGTCTCAAGCGCTCTTTGTGGGCGTCCCTGTGGCTACTGACTGGCGTCAGACAGTTCATCTAGGTAGCGAGTGGTCAATACTTCCTGCCGCGATAGAAGAACTAACGCCAGAAAAAAGACTTGAACTAGCAAGACGGCAGAAAGAGTTATACATAGAGACATTGCCTTCTTGGTCTAAGGTCAAGGAAAATCTAGGCAATGTATTGCTCCAAAAAACATACACAAACTAAAAGGAGGAAAAATGTCCGACACAGATATGGACTGGGTAAAAGAACAACTTACTCAGAACAAAACTAAAAAGGCTGTAGGCGACTCTGTACTCAAATTATTAGAAGTCTGGGAACAGATTAAAGAAAAGAACAAGTCTATGAAAGTAAACAACTCTAAAGATATTGTTGATATTTTTGGAAAACTTGCTCTAGGCCATGCTCTAGTGCCAGAAGATAAAAACGAGAAGTGGGTAAGGGCTCAGGCGGGAGCAATTAAAGTTGCTGACACTGTCAGAGTTATGTACAACGCTTTTGATGAAGACTCTGGAAAATCAACAATGAATGGCCGTAGAGGCAGAGTTGTTGGTGTTCGATATGGAGACATCATTGTAAAGACAAATGATGGAAAGACTCCTGTCATAGATGGAGCACACTTCAAGCCAGAAAACTTAGAGAAACTGGTCTAGCAATGAAATCTATTACTTACAAGTTTGGTTTTCTTGCTGACAATAAGGAAGAAATACTAAACACAATTACAGAAAAGATTTCAGCATTTGTGGACAACGACTCTGAAGACCCGCTAAGGTACGTCAACTATGAAACAACTGTTACTGACGCAGAAAAAAGTAAGAGTTACCAAGTAGAAGTTATAGCGAGGATAAAAGATGACAACAGATAGTTCAGTTCCAGAGCAAAACCCTCTGCGGGTTGAGGCCCTTAGAGAAGCAGCAAAAATTATTTCTAGTGACCGCAATAAGCAGTATGGAGCACCAGAAGATAATTTTGATAGAACAGCAAAGATTTGGTCTGTAATTTTAGGAATCCCCATAAGCAATGAAGATGTAGCAATGATGATGGTTGGGCTAAAGGTTGCCCGCTATGCATCTAAATCTGGATATCAACCAGACACATGGATTGATATTGCTGGCTACGCAGGTTGTGGCTACGAAGTAGGAGCGCTTGAAAACAAAAATAAGTAATCGAATGCTTGGGGAAGGTATTTCGTGGCTAAAGAGCCTTGGACTTTTAATCAACCGTTGTGCGCTGAAGTTGGAGTCGAGTTCTTCTACTTAGAAGACAAAGATGACAGGTCTGTTGTTGTCTCTGTTGGAGACTACACTGTAGCGAAGCAAATATGTAAGTCGTGTATTCACTCAACCGAATGCGCTGATTGGGCCATAAAGCACGAATCTTTTGGCTTCTGGGGCGGTCTTACGCCTCAGGAAAGAAATGTTATTAGAAGGCGTAAAGGTATAAATGTTGATGGCGTGGCAGCAAATCTAGGATACTAAAAGGAACTAGAATTGTTCTATGGCAGCCAAACCTGTTGAAGTGCCCATGGCAATATGTGAGATGTGCTGGCTAGATGAGCACGCCCGCTGGGAGCCAGAGAGCATGAATGAATCTGGAAGCATCTTGATGAAGTTAGTGGGAGTAGATAGCCCAGAGATTGTAAATCACGGATGCGTAGAAATATGCTGTATGTGCGGGACAGTAACTATTGCTGGAATCTACTCACTAATGGACCCAGGGACTGTTTACTTTTTTGATGAGGATTCCTCAAAGAACTTTGAGTTCAATTTGGATAATGTTATAGACGACGATTAGTAGGGACGCTAGTGGCAAAAGACGCAAGACCAGGACAAGAGTTCTTTCCC